TCGCATATCACACGGAAATCTGTAACTCCACGCCGTCCCTTGACATCACGGAGGAATGGTTCCACCATATTTCGGAAAAGGGCGCGGGTGAACGAATCGTTGAACTCAAACAACATGAACTTCGAGGCTGTGGAGATTGCCTTCTCCAGCACAATGAACAGACGACGGACGTTTATACGATCAAAGGCGGACGGCTTGGCGAGAAGTGTCTTGTCGCCATAAAGAACCGTACCAAGTCCGGGGAAAGAAACCACCGGGTTGATGCTCTTCTTGTAGAGTGTATCGCGATCTGTCTTGTTCGGACTCCACGCAAGCTTGACCACGTTCTTGACTTGGCCGCGAGCGAACCCACCCGGAGACCACCACGGGTCGTTGGTTGAGTCGGTCTGGGCACAAAGACCAGCAATGTCGGGGTTGAGTGGAAGCCAACGATACTTATCGTTATACTTATCGTACTGGTACTTCCAACCAGAATCCATGGCACCGTATGAGGAATTGGCATTGAATGCCTGTGCCGAGCGTTCGGTAACAATGTCTGCGGCTTCCGATCCCGGATTATTGATGCAAGATTCTGCGCTTGGGGAAACGAAGGCCATACAATCCTTGCGCTCTTCCGCAATATTTTCAACCAGATACTTACCCACGGCCAAGGAATGCGGCCCGTTAATAAGAAGGCTGACATCCAATAGCTCGGTGTTGGTGAAAAGATCGTAGCCCGCTATAATATTTCCCTGATCCGGAGTTGAGCCATCCGCCCCGTTGACCAGCTTATGGGTTTCCGCCCCAACCAAAGTCTTGAAGGCTCCGGAGGAAGAAACAACACCCCAAGCCGCCCCAGAAACGCTTAGGTTGGTGGGGTGGTCCATCCAGTACACGTACTGGGAGCTTCTTGAGAGGACATCCTTGTAGTAGTTTCCTACTCCCGTGGATGTGCGGGCGTCGTTGGCCTTGGAAAGGCCGACCCACTTCTCAAGAATGGTTCCCGGAACTCCGGTGAACGATCCGTCCCGATCCTCGACGATCACATGAACCTCGTCCTTGGACCCACCGAACTTGGTGGCGTGGGCGGTTGTTCCCGGCGCGTCATCAAACAGATCGGCATAGACCCACCGCCCAACAGAACCAGCATGGCCGGAAACGGCGGCGGCGGCGTTGGCTGTGAGCGCCAAGGCGGTATCACCGCTGATACCCAACACGGTGCCAAGCAACACACCGGCGGATGTATATAGCGTTGCCCCAACATGAAGCTCTGTCAAGAACTTTGTATCAACACCATCCACCACCGAGGAGTTGGTCAGGGTGGTGATGGTTCCCGTCAAGGCCTTTTCAAAGGTATCAATATCGGCCATGGAGACCTTGAGACTATTTCCCTTCAGGCCGGGATATTTGGCCGCAAAAACACCGCTGCTGCCTTCGCCGCTGCCGAAAGCATCTTCCCAATGTCCGCCGTTCTTGATAAGAACTCCAGCCCCGGTTGAAACCGCATTTACGCCACCAGTTCCTACAACACGGACCAGAAGCAGGGAATTTGCATAAGAAAGGAAGTTTGCCGCTGAATAGAAGCTGGCAAAGGTATCGTCATTTGGCTTACCAAAAAGCTTGACAAGATCAGTTTCGGATCCGAGAGAGATTGCCTCAAGAACTGGACCCCACTGGAATTGACCGACGAATGCGCCCGTTGAAGACGAAACCGCCGGAACAACATTTGTTAGGTCCTTTTCGTGAACCTGAACGCCCGGAGAAAGTTGAAACGACATGTAGATGCTCCTTTATTGATGGTTGCTGCAAGGGGTGTATTAATTAATGTTCATTTACTAATATTTATGCCCTAGTTTTTCTACTCTGGGGCAAATGTTGTTGGTGCTGCCGTGGTTGGTGCCACGGTGGTTGGTGCCACCGTTGTGGTTGGTGCCACCGTGGTCGGTGCTACTGTGGTCGTGGGGGCTGCGGTGGTAGTTGTTGTCGTCACCGAGTACCACACACCATCAATAAAAACGTCCAAGGGATTGGCTCGGGGGGGTGTATCGGCCCCCGAAAACGAGGGAGACGTATCAAAGGTCATTGTTGTCTTTGGTTGGGGTGATATCTTATGTGTATATTTATCTTTTCCATTTATTCACTATGCGTCCAAACGTCTCCACCGGCCACAAAGGTGTCCCCAACAGACCCATCGATAACGAAAAATGGGGTCATTTCGTTTTCGATTTGTAGCATTTGTTGCTGGTACATCCGCTCCCTAATGTTAATGTCTGTCATATCTCGAAAATATTGATTTGTGGTCAGCCACCCGAATAAAACAAGGGTCATAACCAGATCGTCGTGGTATCCCTCGTCGGCTGAAAATAGGCCATTATGTTCAACAAATGTGGATAATTCGGAAATAATGTCGGAATCAAAGATTAATAGTTTTTGTTCTTCGATCATACTTTTCAAGGAAAAACACCCCTGTCTTTTAACGGTCTTGGTTGTTCTGACCCCAAAGGTGGTGCTTTTTGCAAACCCCGGACTGAGGTGAGTTTGGTTTTTATCGGTCACCGTGGTGAAGACGTTTTCGTACTCAAATTCCTGATAAAGGACGTTCACGACCCCCTGTCCTATGTCATTGGTTTCCACCAAAACAAAGGCATTATTATAGTCCACGGCTGCCTTATGAATAACGCTTGGGAACAGGAGTGGGGAAATGTTATTGTTTCTGTACTTGGCGGAAATTTTATAGGGGGTGTCGGTAACATCAACAATAGTAAAGGCCGAATAATCCCCACCAACCCCCTGAGCGGTGTCCGCAACAAGAATATAGAAATGTTTATCTTGGGGGGTCTCGTGGACATCCAGACCCATTACAGTGTGGATGGGTTCGATGGAGGACATACGAGCCAAGGCATTGCCGCTGATGAGCGTGTTTGAGCTTCCCAAAAACTGGCAATTGTGGTGGATTATTCCATTACCAAAATACTGGTGCATTTTTCCAACATTAACGGGATCATATAAATCGATAGCATCGATATGAGATACGTCTGTAATAATATCGGTGGTGTTGATATAATCTCCCACCTTCAGTGTCAGAACAGGAACCTCTTCCCCCCCAATAATAAATCGATGGTCATATGAAACTGTGATATTACCACCACTGGTGGTGATAAGACACGCTTCCTTGGTTCTTTTAATAATACCGTCAAAGGGAACGAATCCTTCCGGCCCCAAAATATCAAATCGAAGATTTCTTTTCATTTTTCTGTTTCCAGCGTTTTTTGTGTGCCTCACTCATTTTTCTACGAGTTTCTTGCGATACTACTATACCCCTTCTAGATTCGCTAATCTTTTTGCGTGTTTCAAGAGACAAGACCTTTCCTCGATGTTTCAAGCCAATTTTTCTTTTGGTTTTTTCTGAATGTTTTCTGCCCTTGGTAGCAAGAGAAATTTTTCTTTTCGCTTCTACGCTCATCGGCGGCATGGACTTTCCTTTTCGTGCTATTGATATCTTTAACCTAACTTCTTCGCGTTTTGCCGGGTTGTTTTCTCCATAATTCCAAGGTTTTGGTTTTCCTTGCGCGGCAATACTCATCTTATGTTTGGTTTCTTCTGTTCGTTTTAATCCAGTAGTTTTGGCGGCACATTTCGCCGCAGACAGTTTTCTTTCTTCAAGCGACTGAGAGTTTAATTTTTTATAATGTTGTTTTCTTTTTTCTGTCTGTATGTTTCCCCGAACGAAACCGCTAGGAACGTTTTCAGTTTCTTTAACTCGTATTTCTTTTATTCCATCATTATATACCTTTCCTAGTTTTTTCCCCAAGTGTGCTTTGGATATAGATTTCTTAATATCTTCGGTCATGATGACATTCTTAAAAGAACCGTTATTTCCCCTATTTAACCACCGCTTGTCGTTGGCAGCGTTGATACGAATCAAAACTTTAGTTTCCCAGTTTTTAGCATCTAATTTTGTTGAAAATGTTTTTCGTATTTCTGCCCTATCAGGAAAACCAAATTGTGTGATAAAATCTTTTACATATTTGGAAGAAGACCAATATGTTTTTCCTATGGTATCCATACAATTATCTTTATATCTAACTCCATAATAATATCTATTCAGTGTGGTCCAGCCCAATAAATAAGTAAAATACATGAATGTTCCTTTTTAGGGTGAAGTATCATTCTTATTTATAGCATTTGGTAGGCCAGTTCCATTGTAGTAGAAAATATTTCACCAGTTTCTTTGTTTTTTAGGGTTATTTTGGTGTCTCCACCAACACAGAGGACCTCTTGATTAAATTTAACTTCCCCAAGAAGCTTTCTTTGGGCCTCGGCCCATTCTTCGTCCCGTCCGGGAATTTCCCAATATGGGATAAAGATTCTGGCGAAATCATTATATTTGGGATTCTTCTCGTCGGCTTCGTTCCAGAACTTCCAGAAATGATTATACCCAAGGGGGGTGGATGTGAGGAGAATCTTGGTTGTTTCACCAGCCGAAATGGTTGGGTAGACCGACGCAAAGAACTGTTCGGCCACCGTATTGGGGATGATTGAAGCTTCGTCGATGTAAAGCCAGTTGATAGATTTACCACGAATACCGCTGGTGGTGGTGGCCGAGGTAAAAACATTGCAGCCATTTTCCAACTCCACGTTACCCTTATTCCAAGTCAAGACACCCTGTTGCATCCAAATGGGAAGATTCTCATACATAATCTGATAACGAGATAATACTTCTCTGGCGGCGGATCCCTTGTTGGCCAGAATAGCCACGGTCTTGCTTTGCTGGAAGAGTGTATACCAAAGAATACAAGCAGCCGCAACGATAGTATTGTGAGAAAGAACACCATTGGAGTAGAATGTGTGATCGAGACTATCAACCGTGACATCATACATCTCTTCTTCGTGGCCCAACGATTCCACTGAAATGACCTGATCTGATCCATCCTCGGTCTTGAAATACTGGTGGAGAGAATTAATCGCAAAACATTCAACCCCTTCGGTGGTTATGAATATGTGGGTATCGGCGCAGAAGACCTCTCGACCACTGGCAAAAACCACACGATATACCTCATAGGGAATGGTTTGGTTGATGGATGTGACACCATGCCATCCCGTATCGGTTTCTATTTCCCAGTCCGATACAGGAACAACATCAACAAATTTTCGTTCTACGAGTTCAGAAAGTTGAGGCATTTTGTTATGGTTTCTTGGGGGGTGTTTAAGTATTCATCTTCCCACACCACCAACAGATCAAACCCCCTTTCGGCTGCCAGCGATGCTTTTTTAGAGTCCTTTTCCCAGATGTCTTTTGCTCTTAGGGGGCGACCCCGTTGTTTGAATATTATTTGTTCTGGTAGAAACTTCGTGTGTTTGGCGTGCCAGAATATTCCTTGAAATTCTATGATTTTGTTTTTATACTGAATATCGTATACAAACATTTTATTTGGAGTATCTCTTCGTTCCAAACTGAATTGTGATTCCAATGCCGGAATGTGTTTTTGAAGCTCGTTGAAAAGTTTTATTTCAATGGTGGATTTGGGGCCACTAACACGAACTTTCTTTTTATTGATCAATGCACGTTCTTCGAAGGGTTTGGAGTTCAAGTTTGCTTGCCACTTTTCCTGTCGTTCCTTCCACCGTTTGGTGCCTTCCTCGACCCCAAATTTGGAGATGCATATATCCAAGGAGAATGTCGTTTGTATTTTCGAGATTTCTTTGGTGGCTTCTTCCGGTGTATATCCTCGCCGTTCCCAATAGAGTGATTGGGACATTACTGTCCGGTTTTGGACCGCTTTATCCTTCGCCTCTTGTCGCCTCTCCTTTGTATGGATTATTGATTTTTCCGACCACGGGGAGAATTTTCCTCCGTGTTGATAACCGGGGTTGTTTTTGCCCATTACACGAAGTCCTTTGGTTGGCGGACAAACCGTTGCGCCGGGGAATCTAATAAGATATTCTTTTTTGGTTGTCGAGTGTGTTTTTTGAAGGTGTTTATTAGATAGAGAATCATACAAAATCGAACCACAGATCTGACACACCACAAAGTCTATATTTTCTACTCCCCCCAATTTTCTATATTGTCGTTTCCCCCGATTAATCGATTCCTTGAGGCGCTTGTATAAATTGGGATTCGTTGTCTTGAACCCATTTACAAAATCGTTGCCATTCATAAAAATCTCCTATTCGTATGTTGTGTATTCGTCCGGTTGTCTTGCTACGAATATTTATACGAGTAGAATCTTTCAGGCACTTGCCATTTTGTCTTGGCTCCATGCAGACAACTTTACGGTTGCCAAGAATGGTCTTAATCTTTTTCTTCTGACATTCATAAAGAATAAAGGGAACCAGTCCTCTATCCAGAGACACGATCTTACACCACGTTTCCACAAAATAGATGGGATCGTCCTTACATTTGGCGATTTCTTCTATTTGTTCGATTGTGAATTCGTGCTGGTGACCGATCTTTTTTAAATTCGGATTTCCATGATAACTGGTTTTTTCTTCTGCCACATATCCTCCTCTAGGATGCCTGTTCGCCGCCCTCAACTTGGACGATTTCCGCGCTGGCGATTTGGGCCTGTTTGGCTATTTGCTTGAGCAACTCGTTGGTGGAGCCAATGAAGAAGTTGTTCTGTTGTTTCCCCACCGACGGG